TCTCCAGTCTCTCACCATCACAACAAGCCTCGATGCGCCGTTCTATCGGCAAAGCGAAAAAGGCATTCAAGTTGCCATACAAGCGTGAACCGCTTGATTGGCATGAGGTAGGTCAGTTCCTCAGACGTGACACGTCTGCAGGATCAACTTTCATGGGCGCCAAGAAAGGCGATTGCATGGAAGAGATCTATCATGAAGCAAGATGGTTAGGACACAGAATGAAACAGAATGGTAGATCTAGTTTCAACCCATCGAAGATGCGGTTCCCTCCGTGTCTTGCAGGCCAGCGTGGCGGAATGTCAGAGATTGACGATCCGAAAACGCGCCTGGTTTGGGTCTTTCCAGCAGAGATGTTGACAATCGAAGGTTTCTACGCTCCTTTGATGTATCGTGACTTTATGAACGATCCCAACTCACCGATGCTAAATGGAAAAAGTGCGCAACGCCTTTATACCGAATGGTGTTGCAAACTAAGGGAAGGGGAGACACTATACGGCATCGACTTTTCGTCTTTTGACACAAAAGTACCCGCGTGGCTAATTCGTGTGGCGTTTGATATTCTTAGACAGAATGTCAACTTCGAGACTTTCGAAGGAAAACCTGTTGACAAGGTTGACGCACAGAAGTGGCGAAACGTGTGGGATGGTATGGTGTGGTATTTCATTAACACTCCCATTCTTATGCCTGACGGACGAATGTTCCGTAAGTACAGGGGTGTACCCTCCGGATCTTGGTGGACGCAGATGATCGACTCAGTAGTGAACCACATACTTATCGATTATCTTGCAGACTGCCAGGAAGTAGAGATCCGAAACCTGAGGGTTCTGGGCGACGACAGCGCGTTCAGAGGTAACGACCAGTTCGACCTGGAAGTTGCAAAAATAGATTGCTTGCCAACTGGAATGATTATCAAACCAGAGAAGTGTGAACGCACTCTGAATCCGTCAGAGTTCAAACTTCTCGGTACCCGATATCGTGATGGTCACGTGTATCGTGACACCAGTGAGTGGTTCAAGCTAGCACTCTATCCTGAGTCCAGCGTGTATACGTTGGAAATCTCATTCACCAGATTGGTGGGCCTGTGGCTAGGTGGTGCAATGTGGGACAAAGTCTTTTGTGAATTCATGGACTTTTACCAAACATGCTATCCTGTTCCTGAGGAGGGGTGGTTCTCCAAGGATCAGAAACGATGGCTCGAGGTCATCTATTCAGGCAAAGCCCCCAGAGGCTGGACTACCAAACGTAGTCTATTCTGGCGATCAATCTTCTACGCGTATGGCTAGGAGTGACTCTAACAGTAGAGTGAATCATATTTTCAGTGAAAACTGAGGTGTGTGACAAATCC